CCTAGTCTTCTGATTGTATATCAGTTTTAGCAATAAAAAAAGGGAGCCGAAGCTCCCTTTACTGGTTTTAAGAACCTTAAGCTCCTTGAGAACCAAAAACTCCACGCCAGTTAGAGACACCAAATGAGTATCTTTCTCTAGCTCTATACCTAATGTTACCTGTTGAGAATTCAGGTTCCATAGAAGTTTCCATTCCTGTTCTGTTGAACATTTTTAGACCTTCTCCATCTGCATTAACTGATGTCATAATGAAATAAGCATCAGGGTCATTTAGATAATGGTTTACGCTGAAACCATTTGGTATTGAAGATTGGTTTTTAATTGAGTTAATGTCATTATCTGATGTTGACACTCTACCCGGAGTATTTAAAAGTCTATCCGCAATAAATGTTAATTGTGGTGGGACGATTAATTTATCAGGTCTAACTGCAATAGTTAGGTTTCTGTCATCAACAAATGTTGATATATCAATTATATTATCTTCAAGTGAAGTTTCATTTAAGTCAGCCATTGTTGTAGCTCTGTTACGAGCTGTTCCACCACCCGCTAACGGATGTGCTGTGGATATTAATTGCTGTCCATCACCAATAGCAAAGTTAGCATCGAACGCATTGTTTAATACATTTGCTCCTTTTACTTCTTTGGTGTGCTGCATTGAACGTGCCAATGCTTTTGTGTATCTTCTACCTAATTGGTCATACAGGTTGTCTTCAATAGCTTCTTCAGTTAATGAGAAAGCAAGAGCCACAGTTTCGTGTGTATATCTTGCTGTATATCCTTCTGAAGCATTATCAAAGCTAACGCCTGCACCCTCTTCCTTGACAGGAGCTGCACCAAATCCAACTACAAGCACTTCTTCTTCAAAAGCTCTATCTGAGTCTTCTATAGAATATAGTTCTTTGTATTCTTCATTGTTTTCGTCATATTCAAGTCCAAAAAGTGCATTTAGACCGGGTTCCAGTTCTTTCGCCAATTGTGCGCGTGAAATAGCCATCTAATTACTCCTTATGCTAAGCCTGCGCCTTTAACGCCTGCTATGTGATTTTGAATTACAACTAAAACATTTGTGTTTGCTGAAGCAACGTCTGAGTTATCAGGGTCTTGACTAATGTCAATTGCTTTTAGCGGCAAACTTGTTGCAGTTGCGCCTGTTGTTACATCTAACTCTGCTCCTGAGATACCAGTATAGGTACTTCCTGAGTTTGTATAGACGATATCGAAATTACCAAACAAGTCCGCCACTGGGAAAGTGTCGTCTGCTTGGATTTCAAAGACCGTATTAGGGTCGTCATGTATAAAAGCAATTATATCTGAAGCGTTTGTGCTTGCAGGGTAATAATTACTAAATACTTGCTCTGATGTTGTTGGGTCTGTGTACATACAACCGTTGAATACGCCAACTATAGGAACTGTTCCACCATCTGCATGGATTTCAACACCACCACCAGTAACTTGCATTACTAGGTCGCCTTGAAAAATACTTGTTCCGTAGTTTGCTGCTATTCTATAACGGCTTTGTCCGCCTGAATAGGGTGAGCCACCCATCATTCTTACAGGCTTAAGACCAAATGAAGCGTCTTTATTCGCCATAATTTATCCTACCTTTTTTTTCCAAATGATACATTAGATTTTCTATTAGAATCATATTTAACGTACCTGTTATTTCCTTGAACTTCATTGAACATCGTATTATCCAAAGCTTCGTTCTGTTGAACATTTTTTTGTTTATAATGTTCGTTCCTTTCTTTAACAGTTTCGTTAGGTATTTTTGCTAATATCAAACCACCTACTGATATGACTCCTGCGTGTCTTCCATGCTCTATTGTAGGTAAAGGGAAATCAGGTATTTCGTCTTGTCTGACAAACTCCCATCCTTCTCTCATTCTAGCAGAAACATTGTTTCTGTCTTCTACACCTACATACTCTGACCTAATCCATCGGTATTGATATCCCTCAGGAGCAGGCGGAGTTTCAAGCATCCTCGCAGGCTGCCATGGTTTTCTTCTAGCGTTTTTATCGTGTTGCTCGTCATCACGAGATTGGCGTGTTGTATTTTCAATTGCATCTATGTCCATTATTTTGCTCCTTCAAGTTTAATCATTTCTTTACCTACTCTTTTCAGCCACTCTTCTTGTGACATTCCGTAAGGTTTTAAATTGCTCTTTACGGAAGCATGGTTAGAATTAATTTTAATACCGCTTTTCTTCCCTTGTGTTCCTTGGCGACTTCCAGAGGAAGCAGAAGCAACTCTTTGCACAGTTGAGTTGGTATCTTTTGATACGCCTTCAGGTTTTTTCCTTAATTCAGGATAAACCTTTGTAAGTCTTTTGTCTAATTCTTCGTAATATTCATTATCATGACCATCAAAACCTTCGTTTATTAAGTCCTCATGAATACCCATTGCAGTGTATGTTTTGACTCTATCCTGTTGAAACCAGTCATTTTCTTTTTGCCATTCAACTGCTTTAGAATCAGGCTTAGGCTTATCATACACTTGTTGTTGCACATTTTGTACATTTGGTTGCACATTTCTAAAACTTTGCTCTTCTTGGCTTTGTAGCTGTACTTTAGCCAATCTGACTCTTTCTTCTTCTAAAGAGACCTTATTTAAAAGCTCAACGCTTTTTACTTCTAGGTCAGGGTCATTAGTTTCTCTTGCTTTTCTGTATAAATCTTCTGCTTGCTGCCTTTGAGATTTAACACGATTCTCATATTCCTCAGTGTAGCTTTTGTCTAAAACATTAGCTCTGCTTTTAACTGAGTTATATTCGCTTGAAAGCTGTGTGTACTTAGATTCATATTCAGCAGCTTTTTGTTCTGCAATACGAATTTTATCATTCAGCTTGTTTATTCTTTTTGATACACCTTTGGTGTACTTATCAAGTTCATCGTCACCGCCTGAGTCGGTTTCGTTTACAGGTTCTTCATTAATAGGTGTATCTTCTACATCTATAATAATATCTTCTGCTTCCACTTGATTTTCATTATTAATTTCGTTCATATATATTCTCCTTATACTGAAACAATGTCATCAGGGTCTAAAATAGTGGCTATTACTTCATCATCATTTAAAATTCTGACTTCGCTTTCATCAGCCAACCTAAACCTAGAACCCGCATATCTACCTATTAATATCCACTGTCCCTTTTCACACCAAGGTTTTGCGAACCTTTTTGTGTCTTTATAACAATCAGGACCCATGGCTACAACGTAGGCAACAACGGTTGCTAGGGTTTCTCTATCAATGGTTTCCTTTACTAACTGGATTCCACCTTCTGATACTCCTTTACCTTTATAGGGAAGTACCAACATGCGCCAACCAGTAGGTTGAGGCATCCTTTCAAGAATACTTTTATCTAATAAACTGGGGTCTAAAACTCTGTTGTCCTCTTCAACAAAAGCTTTATCTAAGTTAATAGTTTTCTCTTCTACCTTCTTATCAACTTTTTTCTCTGCTTCACTATTCATTAAAATCTCCTTTTTCATGTAAGTGTTCTTTTATCTTATCATGAATATAGGATAATGCAGATATTTCACCCATTAAAAATTGATATTTTTCCATATCTTTAATGCCACCTGACATTAAGATATCCTTAATTTGCTCCTCTCTTTGATTTAAGTCTTTACGGAGAGCATGAATAAAATCATACCTATCCATATTTTAAAATATGCCGTTAAACTTATTGCCTCGTAAAGCAGCTCCTTTACCTCTGCTTACTCCTTTGCCATAACCCGGTTTATGTGCTGTGTCCACTTTTACCTTTTTTGGTTGCGACAAGGCAATGCTTCCTTGACCTTTTATTGTGATGGAAGTTTTTGCTTTCATAGTTACTCCTTATTTGGTTTTCTTTTTAGTAGTTTTTTTGGCTACTGTTTTCTTCTTTGCTGTTGTTTTTTTCTTTGCAACAGTCTTTTTAGTTTTTTTCTTTGGTGCTTTACCACCTTCCCATGCTTCATTAACATCAGGAGTAGATAGGTCGTCTGCTATATAATGACCTTTATCATCTCTAGCTCTTTTTGCATCTTCAACCTTTGGTGCTTCTGCTGCTTTTATTTCAGCTTTTTTCTGTTTTATTTGCGCTACTATTTTTTCGTTAATTGAACTTGTCATTTATTCATCCTCGCTTGTAAGTCTATTAATTTTAACTCAGCTTGTTGCTGTAGTCTTTGTTTGGCAATATCATTTTTTTCATTACCGATTAAAGCTTGTTGGTCAGCTTTTTGTTGTTGTAATTGAAGCTCAGTACCGCTTTCCATAGCATCTTGTTGTTCTTTAGCCATAAACTGTTGGTTCTTCATTTCAATTTCTTTATCACGCAATCCAAGCTCTTGTTGTCTTATTGCAACAAGTGGGTCGTCTTGCTGTGGTGGTTGTACTGAAGTTAAAAATTCATTAGATAATTGAGCAAGAATAGGAGAACTAAAGCTTTCTATAATTCCTTGTATTTGCTGTTGCATGCCTGCTTGCGTTTGTGGGTCTGCCTGTTGTGCTTGTTGCAACATACCTTGTATTTGTTGTTGTACTTCAGGAGGCATTTGTTGTTCAGCCATTTGATTAGCCATAAATTGTAAATGCTGCATTACATGAGCAATAATTACAGATTGTAGCTGTGGATTCATCATAACGGCTTGTGTTAAAAATAGTGTTTTATGCGCCTCTACATGTGCTTGATGGTTCTGCTCAGGAAAGGCTTGTTGTGGTATTCCTTGCAATAACCCACTATTTTCAATACCTGCATCAACAGGCTTTGGTGTGTTGTCAGCAGGCGGCATAAGCAATGTTTCTATATTATCTACGCCTAATGCTGCATACATTCTTCTGTAAGCTTCATATATACCCTGTGGACCATGTAGTTCAGGGTTTGATTGAACCATTGTTAATAACTCTTGAGCCATAATAACTCTTTGGCTCATAGAGAAAATGTTAGGGTCTGATACTGGTATAACATCAACTCTGTTATCAAAATCTTCTACCTTTACTTCTTTAGAGCCGCTTCCTGTTTCGTATGGATAAACAGGTGGTAAAAACTCTTGAAAGATTCTTGCTAGTATTTTAAATTCATTTTTTTGTGCATAGTGCAATCTTTTATGTATAGCACTCATTACCTTGGTACCTTTTTCTAAAAGAGCCACTGTTGTTCCAACAGGCATTGCTGCATTAGAGTCGCCAATATTCATGTCAGCTATGGCTGCAAATCTTTTGCCTGAGTCTACTAATAAGCCAAGTAAATTAAATAATACGCTGCTTGGCTCTTTATATGGTAATGGCATTAAAGAATCTCTTAATGCTCCGCCCGGAGCATCTACATCTCTAAACTCACCGGGTTGTAATGGTGAGGCTTCATCTCTAATTCTAATACCTCTTGCCTTAAATCCTGCAGGCAGGTTGCTTAGTGTTCCTGCATCTATTAATTGTCTTAGTATTGATGTAGAGGCTTTAGATAAACCACCAATCATGTGTGATAAACCAAGGCCGTAAAAACCTAGTCCGGGTAAGAACTTATATTGTACAAAATAATTTATTTTGTTTCTGTATACGTCTTCAGGCACATAGTTTCTTCTTATAGACAATATTTGTTGCGATGAGTCATCTATAGTAATGATATAAGGTATTTTTAAGCCAGTCGGCTCACCCATATCATCAACATCCTCAAACCCCTCTATCTCTGCAACAGTGTGTATTTCGTATATTCTTCTTTGTTCATCATCACTGTAATCAGGCTCAACACCCTGTATTTTATCTATTTCTTTGTCTATGTTATCTCTAATTACAGACTCGTTATCATTTAATTCTACATCAGCATAAAATCCTGATAACTGCATTTTTCTTACTTCATTGTTGCTCATAGAGACTACATGAGTAACTCTTTCTGCTGATAATAAATCTGTTGCGTTATAAGGTACAAGTAAATCTTCTGCAGGAATGAATTTAGACATAGGCCTATTTTTGGCTGCATCGTAATACACTTTCTTAAAAGCACTACCAGATAACGGTAGATAGAACAACAATTGGTCTAAGTCAGGGTCATACTCAGGCATCTCATTCATGATGTAATAATTCATAAATTCACACACTCTTTCAGACTGCATTTCTGTTTCGGCATCTCTTCTGCCTATTATTTGTGTTTTTATTGGGCCTTGTGCGGGCAATAGCTCTTTGTAAGCTTGTGCTTGAAACTGTGTTACTGCTTCAGATAATATTGGATGTATGACACCACTAGAGCCTTCAAACGGCTGACTTCTTTGTTCGTCAAACCTCATACCAAGATATTTAAGACCGTCAGTATATGTTTTTTCCCATTCTTTTCTTGACTCTTTATCGTTTTCAACCGAAGAAATAAGTTTTGAAGATAGCGAGCCTAAAATAGATTCGTCTAAGTATTCAACCAAATTAGCATCAAAAGGTATTTCTTCCTGAGCTTCTTCCATTGGCTCATCAAAAGATATAACGTCTTCTCCTATGGTAATTTCCATAGCATCAATCATTGCTTCATCAAATGTTGGTTCGGGTGCATTTACAGCAAACTCATCCACAGGCACATTAACAGACTTGCTTTGGTCTATTACGTCAGGATTGTTTTCTGTTCCTAATTGTCTTTCTGTAACCATTTTTTTATTTTACACCTATAATTTCTTTGTACATAGCATCTCTATCTTTTTCTGCATCAACAGGATTTTTGTAACTTTGTATAGTTCCTGATTCTATTAAAGACCTATACTTGTCTAAAATCTTGTCATTATCTGTCATAACTTCACCTGTTATTGGGTCAAAAGCAGGCAATAAGTAATGTCTGTCAGGAGCATCGCCAACTGAAACTATTTTCATAGTCACTGTATCTTTTCCTTCTTTGCCCTGCTTACCTTTTTGCAAAACGTCATTATGAAAGTTTTGTAAAAACATTTTATTTTTACTAAACCGTTCGTTTTGATTTTTGTTTTCAATCACAGTAAATCCATTATATCCATAAAATTAATAATATGATAATGCCTTTCTATCCATAGACATGTCATCTTTATAATCGCTATCTAAATCAATCAATCCACCTTGCCTAATTCTCATTAAAGCCATGGTTGTTGAATCACAAAAGTCATCATTTTCACCGAAGGGAAAAGCTGCAAGCTCTTCTATAACTTCTTCTGCAAAAGCGTCTTCTGTAGCATATACCATACCACTTTCAAACATAGGTGCAATAGAGTTCATTCTTGCAACCTTATCCTGTCCTCTGCTTGGTGAGTAGGCTTGTACTGGTATGCCTATTTTTCTAAGTTCTTGTGTTAGTGGTGTACCACTTGCTTTTGCCTCAATTAGTACAATATCTGGTTCCCAGTATTTATATTCTTCTAGTGCTATGTTTTTTAATTCAGGAAAGTCAACTCTGTGTCTGCCTGCATCCAATAATATAATTGCACTTTCGCTACCATCTTCAGGGTCAAAAATACCCCATGTAGTAATAGCAGAATAGTCAGCAGTTTCTTTTGCGCTAAAAGCTGTATCATAACTTTGAATTATGCACTGACAAGTTGGTATACCTTCTTTTTCCCAAGTGTTCCACCATTCTCTTTTGACTATAGAGCCACTTTCAGCAGTTGGGTTCTGCATCCATTGTGCGTTCCATTTTGACACTGGCAATGATGCTTTTACCGATAATAGCTCTTCTTTTTTCCAAAATTCACCCCATAAAGGTTCTTCTGATTCAGGCATAATTGCAGGAAATTCAACAACCTCCCACTGGTCAGCGTGTGTTTCTGACTGTCTTTTTAATAATCTGCCCGCTAAATCTTTGGTACTCCATCTTGTCATTACAAGTACAATAGTGCCTCCGGGCTGTAACCTTTGTCTAGGTCCAGAGGTATACCACTCCCATGCAGCATCCATAGCAGTAGGCGACATAGCATCTTGCTCAGAATGTGGGTCATCTATGATAAGTAAATCAGCACCACGACCTGTAATCGCACCACCAACGCCTGAATAGAAAGCTTCTCCGCCGTCATCGGTTGTCCAACGACCTGCTGATTTATTATCGCCTGATAGGCTTATTTCAGGAAAGATAGCCTGATATTCATCGGTATCAATGATGTTACGCACTCTTCTACCGAACCTTACGGCTAGTTCTGCTGTATGGGTTGCTTGTATTATTTTTAAACTTGGATTTAAACCCATCATCCATGCAGGAAAATAAGTAGAAGCAAATTCTGATTTAGAATGTCTTGGTGGCAACATAACCATAAGTCTTTTACATTTACCCTGTGCTATACGATTTAGTTTTTCTGCAAGAATTTTATGGTGTCTTCCCATAATAAATCCTTCCCAATGAAATTTTACAAATTCTAAAAAATCACCTCGACATCTGTCTCTTGCGTTTAAGTTTTTCCATTTATCTATAAGAGTTAATGCTTCTACCTGCTCATCTCTTGATAAAGCATCAAATGATTTTATGTTTTCTAAATTAAGCATTAGGTGGAGAGCCAAAATGTTTTAAAGGACGTTTGACTCTCCTGACACGCTGTTGAGGAGAGAGAGGAGATATTCGTGAATATCCACAAACAAACATGTCAGTTAAACTGTACCCCATTCTTTGCCCTCAAACAATAAGGCTTCAGCATTTCTTCTTTTCATCAATCCCTCGTTAGGTACTCCTGAGACTTTATTCCATCTTTTAATTTGGTTTGGAACATCTGCCCAGTCCTTGTTATTCAAAACCTTCAGCAGTGTAGAGGCTCGCAAATTGCTAGGTCCCAAATTAAAAACCCATGAAACCAAAGCATCAAACTCGTTTTGTTTTAATTCAGATTTAACCATGTCATTGATATAACCTTCGTACTCATGTAATTCGTGTGCAAGTAAATCTTCAGCATCTTGTTTGCTTATGGTCATGCCGTCTTCTACTGGACTACCATCTATTAATTTTAGACTGCCAAATCCTATAGTAGCTTTATTAGCTGCACACCTATAACTAATTACATTGCCGTCTTTATCTGTAGGACAGCCTTCAAAAAATTTAATTAAATTAATTCCTTCATCTGATATTTTCATATTAATTATTTCCTTCTTGTGGTGTCGTAACTTTTTTATAATACACAACAACTTCTTTAAGCTCATTTATATACCTCTTTAACTCTTGCATGTTATAAGCCATGAGTTCGTAATCTGGTACTGACATGGCAAAAAATACAACTTGTCCGTGTTCTTTTTCTACTCTTACTAAAAATTCTTCTATGTTTTTATCTGATACAACATACCAATATGGGTCTTTTAAGTCTATTTCCCTAGGCATAATAGGTTGCACTATAGTTCTTTCTATAGGCTTAGATACAATCTCTACCTGCTTAGTTGGTATTAGACTGCAACTGCAAGCCATCATCAAGACTGTCGATGTTACGACTATCTTCTTCAATGCTATCAAATACATCTTTAGTTCCTTTATTTACTCTTGGTTCTATTAAGCCGGGTTTAGCTGCTGCTAATTTGGTTAAATTATGTCTTTTAAATATATCAAGATACCTTGACATCTCTTGTTGAATCTCTTGGTTTCTGCCTTGCAGCTCTAATAAACTATTTGTTTGTAAAGTAAAATCGTTTTGCAGGCTTGCAATTGCTTCTTTTTGTGTGGCAACAGCTCCTTCTAATGCAAGATTGTTAGCTGTAAGTGTTTGATTTTGGGTAAATAAATAATAAGTTATAGCTGTTAAAACAAAAACTATACCTATTAAAACTTTGCTCATACAAACCTAGATAAAACCACGGAAAGTAAAATAAATGGATAAACAGCCCATATCATGTTTTCTAGCTTATCAAAACGCTTTGAGCCGTCTTCTAGTCTTCTTTCTATGTTTTCGTATCTAATCGTACACTCTCTTTCGTGTGCTTCTATTTTGGTAATTGCTTCTTTTGTTGTTGCCATAAATCTTATTAACTTGTTGTATAAATTTTTAATGGTTTTTCTTTCCCTTTAACCTTGATAGATTCTAACACTTTTAAAGAATAACCACAAAACTTTTCTGTTTCTTCACCAATGAGAATGTCTACTCCTCTTTCTTTAGTAGCAGACTCTAGCCTAGCTGCGATATTAACAGCATCTCCAATAGCAGAATAGTCAAACCTAGTATTGCTTCCCATATTACCTACGATGGCATCACCAGTATTTAAACCAATGCCTATGGCTATAGATGGCATACCCTCTGCTTCTAGCTCTTGGTTTACCACTTTAATATTTTTTATTATATCTAAAGCACATTCAAAAGCTATCTGTTCATGATGTTTTACATCAAGAGGTGCATTAAATATGTACATCCCGGCATCGCCAATAAATTTGTCTACCAAGCCTCCGTGTTTTTGTACTGCATCTACCTGCGCTGTTAAAACTTTGTTCATAATGTATGTAACCTGCTCAGGTTCAACTGATTCGCTTAGTGCGGTAAATCCTCGTAAATCTGTAAAAATAAAAGTACACCTTCTTCTTTCTCCGCCTAACTTTAATAAGTCAGGATTTTTCTGTAATTGTTTTACTTGCCTTGGGTCAAGGTAGTGTTCAAATTGTTTTTTAATTTGTAAACGCAATTTAAACTGTTCTCTGAAACGCAAATAGAAAGCAATAGCTCCTGCAATGAATTGTGAGACTAAAGTCCACGTTACATCTAGTAAAATTCCTTTCTGTATTAACCAATAACCACCTAATGCCGTACACAACATTGTTAAGGTTGCTAATGCAATGCCTAGGGTCATGCCAAGATAATTGATTAGGAGCCATGTTAGAGACACGATTATAGTAAAAATTAGTATTTCTGCTGCTAAAGACCAATCAGGGATTATTGGTGAGTTTTCTAAAAGAATTGACTCAGCCAGTGCTGCTTGTATTTTATGCGGCTCTAATAATCCGACTGGAGTTGCTACTTGTGGCATGATTCCATTGGCTGTGACTCCAATGATTACAAACTTTCCTGCAACTTTCATTTCTTTTAATGTAGTTTGTGGTGTGTCAACCCAACTAACCCACTTGCGACCAAGATTATCTGTTTTTATTGGAGGTAAATGTCTGACTGCTATTTCCTGAATACCATTATCATTTGTAGTAATAATATAAGACCTTGTTTCTGTTAATGCTTTTAGTATTTCTGTGCCAAAACTAGGCGACCATCCATCAGGTGTTTTCATCAACAAAGGCACTCGTCTGACTAGGTTATCTATATCTACCGGAGCTGTCGCTATGCCTTGATAGGTTTGTTCTTTTAAAACATCAATATTTTCTACAATACCCTGTGTTGGTATGCCTCCAACTTCGTTTCCCTTAATTACCGTGCCAACTGTTTTTGGGTATTGACCATTTGGTGTTTCAAACATTGCTAAAACGCTTGGTGCAAAAGAAAGAGATTGTGCAAATACATCATCACCTCCAAACCTGTCAGCCTCTGAAAAGCTCATTGCCCAACCAACGCCAATAGCTCCTTCATTAATTAAGTCTATTTGTATTTGTGCTAGGTCTCTTCTTGGAAAAGGAAAGCCACCTCTTTCTTTAACATCAGATTCTGATATGTTGAGAATTACAAAGTTTCCACTTGGTTTTTGTTCTTTAACCAACGCATCAAATGTTTTTAGTTTTAGTATTTCTGTTGGAGTAGATTGAAACACTAGCGGTAAGGCTAGTGTTATCAATATTGGTACGATTAGTTTTTTCATCAATAACTTGAATCTTCAAAAATTTTATCAATGGTAGCATGATGTTTGTCAAACTGCTCCTTTGTCGTCCTGTCCTCCGCCTTTTGTGCTTTTGCAATTACTGATTCAATCTCTTCATAATTGTTCCAGTCAGGTTCAAGGTTATCGCACCTTTGTTGGTCTAGCATTATTGCTAATGGTGTCATCGTTTCACCATTTTTAAGACCCAGTGCTATTGCAGGCTTGCCGTCATCCCAAACACATACCAAGCAAAGGTCGTTTGGATTCTGTTGAATTAAAGTCATCTTTTCATACACTTTTTGTA